ATTCCTTTTTATAAGATGTTCCAGTCAGCAGTTAAGTCATGTAGCCAAGGCGGTGTACGTGGCGGAGCAGCAACCTTGCATTATCCAATTTGGCATTTAGAAGTAGAAGATTTATTAGTATTAAAAAATAACAAAGGTACAGAAGATAACAGAGTACGCCATTTAGATTACAGTGTACAATTCAATAAACTTATGTACGAACGTTTGCTTACAGGTGGAAACATTACACTATTCTCGCCTGCAGATGTACCTGGATTATACGACGCATTTTTTAATGACCAAGATGAATTTAAACGTCTTTATGAAACAGCAGAACGTAATACAAAACTTCGCAAACAAGTAATTCCAGCAAGTGATTTGTTTAGTACATTTATGGAAGAACGTAAAAATACAGGTCGTGTATATTTACAAAATGTAGACCATGCTAATACGCATAGTAGCTTTGATGAGAAGTTAGCACCAATACACATGAGCAATTTGTGTCAGGAAATTACATTGCCAACTAAGCCGTTGAACGATTTAAATGATCCAAATGGTGAAATTAGTTTATGTACATTAGCCGCTGTCAATTGGGGCAATATTAAAACAGTTGCAGAATTTGAGCGTGTATGTCGTTTAGCAGTACGTGCTTTAGACGAGTTATTGGACTATCAAAAATATCCAGTACTAGCGGCAGAATTGTCTACAATGAAACGCCGTCCGCTTGGTATTGGAATTATTAATTTTGCATACTGGTTGGCTAAAAACGATACAAATTATCAGAACCCAAATTTAGAGTTAATTGATGAATGGACAGAAGCTTGGAGTTATTATTTAATCAAAGCAAGTGCAGATTTAGCTATTGAAAAAGGTAATATTGAAGGAATTGGTGAAACAAAATATGGACAAGGTATTACACCAAACCAAACATACAAAAAAGAATTAGACGAACTTATCCCACACGTTGAGCGTATGCCATGGGATGAGCTACGTAAGCAGTTGAAAGAAACTGGCATCCGTAATAGTACACTAATGGCACTTATGCCTGCTGAAACATCAGCACAGATTAGTAACAGCACAAACGGTATTGAGCCACCACGCTCGCTTGTATCAATCAAGCAATCTAAGCATGGTGTTCTAAAGCAAGTTGTGCCTGAGTACAGACGTTTGCAAAACAAATATGACCTACTATGGGATCAACGTAGTCCAGAAGGTTATTTAAAAATCATGGCAGTGTTACAGAAGTACATTGACCAAGCAATTAGTGTTAACACAAGTTACAATCCAGAATTTTATGAAGATGAGAAAATTCCAATGTCAACTATGTTACAGCATTTGCTTATGTTCTACAAATATGGCGGTAAACAATTATATTACTTTAACACATTTGACGGACAAGGCGAAATGGACTTTAGTGTCAAAGATGGTGAACTGGCGGCAGGCGCACTTGACGATGACGATTGTGAAAGTTGCAAAATTTAAAAAACAGCTCGACAGACATAGTTGGGTAGTGTACTATGATTACATAGTGAAAAACTTATAGGGGCCGAAATAATGGCAGTTTTGAATACAGAGAATAAAAAGCATCATACAGACCAGCTGGCATTTTTAGATGAAGGCCTAGGAATGCAACGCTATGATGTGATGAAATATAAACAATTTGATAAACTAACTGAAAAGCAGTTGGGCTTCTTCTGGCAACCACAAGAAGTAGACGTAAGCAAAGATAGCAAGGACTTTAAAGACCTAACTGATCATGAACGTCATATTTTTACAAGTAATCTGAAGCGTCAGATTCTTTTGGATAGTGTACAAGGACGTAGTCCTAACCTGGCACTACTTCCTATTGTAACATTGCCAGAATTGGAAACTTGGATTGAAACTTGGGCATTTAGTGAAACAATTCACTCACGCTCATATACACATATTATTCGTAATGTATACTCAGACCCTAGTGTAGTATTTGATACAATGATGGATAATCCACGCATTACAGAATGTGCAGATGATATTTCAAAGTATTACGATGACTTAATTGAATATACGCAATGGTACCAGCTTTTGGGCGAAGGTACACATACAGTTAATGGCAAGAAAATTGTAGTTGACAAGTATGAACTAAAGAAATTGATCTGGATGTGCATTAACAGTGTTAATGTACTAGAAGGCATTCGTTTTTATGTAAGTTTTGCATGCTCTTGGGCATTTGCAGAATTAAAGAAGATGGAAGGCAATGCTAAGATTATTAAGTTTATTGCTCGTGACGAAAATGTACATTTAGGTTCAACACAATACTTGCTATCAAAAGTATTAAAGCAAGAAGACCCAGACTTTGCTAAGATTGCAAAAGAGTGCGAACCAGCAATTATACAAATGTTTGTTGATGCAGTTGAGCAAGAAAAAGAATGGGCTGAATACTTATTTAAAGATGGTTCGATGATTGGTCTAAACACTGAACTACTTAATCAATATATCGAGTGGATTGCGTGTAAACGTATGACAGCTCTAGGACTTAAATGTCCATACACAACACCACAAGCGAATCCACTGCCGTGGACTCAAAAGTGGATCTCAGGTGCAGAGGTACAAGTTGCACCACAAGAGACTGAGATCAGCTCTTACGTTATCGGTGGCGTTAAAAAAGACGTTAGCGAAGATACATTTAAAGGATTTAGTTTATGATTGAAATTTGGGGTAAACCTGCTTGTCCACATTGCGACCAAGCAAAAACAATCTGTGAGAAACGAAAACTTGATTATGTCTACAAACAACTAGATGTAGATTTCAATAGGGAAGAAATATTTGAAAACTTTCCTGGTGCAAGAACGTTTCCTCAGATTAAATTAAACGGAAAAATTATTGGTGGTAAGGATCAGTTGATCACTTATCTTGAAGAAACAGGCTATAACGGAACAGGACATGCACTATGATTATTGAAGCACCTTACACAGTGGGAGATGTAGTTAGTATTAAAATTACATCAGGAGAAGAAATGGTTGGGCGTTTAGATTCAGAAGACGGATCTGCATGCACAGTTAGCAAACCACTAATGTTGATGGCAACAGAAAACGGCGTGGGCTTTGCTCCATTCATGTTTACTGTTAATCCATCAGGTAAAATAAAAATTAAAAACACAGGTATTATTTGTATTACAAAAACTGCTAAAGATGCAGCAGATATGTATACCCAAAATACTAGTGGACTGGTGGCGGTAGCTTAACATGGCATGCGTATCTATTGATTTAAATTCTGGATTTGGTAATGCACTTGGTAGTTTACAAAATACATCAAGTGCATTGATGGCGTTGTCAAGTGACTCATGTAGTATCCTTGGAGCAATCCCAGGATTAGACGCTATTGAAGCTGGCATTCAAGATGTATTTGCAGCAGTAGCAGGTATTACATCAGCAATTAACGATGCTCTTGGAAGAATTATGTCATCTATCAATAATATTATTGCCACCGCTGTCGCAGCAGTACAAAATATTATTAATAATTTGTTGAATGTATTCAACAGCGTAGTTGATGCTATTAGCGGGGTTGTATCACAAGTAACAGGTATGATTGATAACTTTATTAATGTTGCGGCGGCACAAGCTAATTTGTCCGGCATACTAAGTTGTATTGGCGTAATTGGCAAATTATCTGGCATGCCAGCTGGAGTAAGTAGTGAAATTGACAATCTATCTGCCAAACTTGCAAGCGGTACCGCCGTAAGTGATATTGTAGCAGATGGCATTGCCGATATTAAAAATGCAGCAGTCGACAGTGCAACTAGTGGATTAAACGATATTATGGGCAATCTGACTGACCCTATTACCAGTAAATTAGACTCAATTGATCTTGGTATCGCTAGTATTGAGTTATTCCAATGTTAAGGTATTCTGATGCCTAGAGGGGTAGCACGCCTAAACGATAATACTATTGGTACTTGTTATCACCCTAGCCATTTAACGCCCATTACTGTTAGTGGTAAGATTATTACAGCCAGCGGCACGTATATCGTAAATAACCGCGGTGCCGCTAGATTAAATGATCTTGTTTTAACAAGTTGTGGCCATCACGATTTTATTAATAGCGCAAGCAGCACTTGTATTGCT